TAGTTAGAGAGATCAATTAAGTCGAATCGCTTTTGTTCGCGCATAATTGTCCTGTACACTAACTTGGAATATTTTCTGTTGAACTTGTTGTTAAAATCAACAGTGGCTGGGAGTCCACTTTTGTGGCCGAAGAGGGTGAGGATGATGATGTTCAATATCCTTACGTTGGTGAAACAGGCTTCATCAACAAGCACTCGACGAATCAAGGCATTTTGTTCTCCATCATTGTACCAACTATTTGCATCTTCAGTGCATGATTTCTGAAATTCAGACATCACGTGTCGATCAAAGTTCTTGTGATCGCAAGTCATGAAGTAGCCAATAGTCGAGAGGAGTTCATTACGCCGTTCTTCATCGGGTTCAAGTTGGCGAAGCTGGTCTAGTTGTTCTGTGTTGAAGGTTCCAGGTCTCAGCTCCATAAGGAAATTGAACATATCAGTCCAATCTTTTCCGGTTGGGTCTATCATGACACCGTGAGATAGTTGTTCACGATGAGCACGAAGGAATTCTAGATAAGCTCCGAAGTACATACGGAAGACTAGTGTGTAGTCGATACTCGCTATTACGAATGTGCGAGTATTACCACCAGCAATCTTCTTATTGCTTCGGAGTTCATCTTTAAGTCCATAGACCCACTCGGATTGGATTCGTTTGCCTTCTTTAGCCAGACGGAGTCGATCGTCCATTCGTTTACGGAGGAGTGGATCAGATATCGAATATTCTAGTGTCTCAGGGTGTTGTGAGAACAAATATCCTTTACCTTTGGTGTTGGAAGGTCGTTGATGAGAGTAGGGAAATCCGGGTGAGGTGTTCATATTAATGCCGGTTATGCATTTGAACCCAGGATGTCCATTTATAGATTCATGCTCAGTAAGGACACGTCGGATGGTAGAGTCCTTTATGAGTGATCTTTCGAGTTGTTGGTCGTGTTCGTTTACTCTATCAAGATCGTTCTGATCCCATATGGGCAGTAGTTTGCAATTCTCTTGTAAATTGGCAAGAAGTGGTGGAATGCCAGTGAGATTGCGTGGATCATTAGCTGATAGTACGCTAGGTCCAGAAACTACGGGGTAGAGTCCATGTGTGATTGATGGTAGAATGTCTGTTGATGTTGGTTGATGGATGGTATGTTTAGGCAGACATGTTCCGTAATAGAGTATATCTCCAGTTGGAAGATATCGATTTTCATTGTTTGGATCGGGAATGTATTCAGGTGATTCCCAGTCGGCAGATTGTGCTATGAGTTGTTGTTTGTTCAACATTTCTTTTGTTACAAGAATTGCTGCTCCATAGTCACAAGTTGTGTCTCCAGCACAATGAATTCCGATAATTTTCCCTGAGATGGATGGATGATGTACGAGAACAGCAGATCCGCAGTCACCTGCGACAGTATTCAAATTATAGTCGAAACCTCTAACAAAGCCATAGA